ATTGGTAGGCATGTTAGAACTATCAAGGTGTCCGTTGTAAGTGTTGAGTGTTTGTTCCATGTTATCGTTGAGAGTTTCTGGTTTGACTTGGTCGAACTGTCGTTGGCTCCATTTGCTAAACTTTTTCATCTGTGTTGTCCTTGTCGTAGTCTTGTGTTTTGGTTTAGAACAGGAAGTTCCACATCGTCATAAAGCAAGTTGTAAGAAAGAATGTGAAATGGTGTGAAAGACTTTATCCCAAACTTAAACTGATTCATAAGTTCTGTCGCACAGTCATAGCGGAGTTGAATAAGTGTGCCTTCATTTACAACACTTTGGCTTACTGTGAAAGGAACCTTTGTTACTGTAAGGTCTGCTGGACCAAGAACAGGAAACTCTTTACTGGTAAAAACTGTTTCTGATTTTGCCTGTTTCTGGGTAGTTGTGTTACTGGTTTCATAAGAGTAGTCTTTTGCATAATAGAAAGAGAAGCCATTATCTCCATAAGACATTACTTCTAACTCCACAGCATAAACTCTATGTTTCGCAGAAGTGTCCTCAAAGTTATACCAAGAACTTTCCCAAGCATAACCAATGTTGTCGTTGTCCGCAACAGAGAAGACATAAGTAGCACCTGTGTTTGTAACTGTTGCTTTCTGTCCCCAATAACCACTATGAGATAGAACTTGTAAAGGTCCCATTTGGTTTGTCTTTGAACCTATCTCTAAACCATCAGTCCAGATAGGATAAGTTCCCATTAGAAATGTTCCGTCTAATGTTGTTGTAACCACAGGGAAATAAACAAACTCGTCTTGGTCTGGTGCTCCAAAGAAACCCCATAAAGGTGTCTCTGGTCGTAGGTGAAGCATAACACCTTTGTTAGGAACTATGTTAGAACTATCAGGGTAATGTATCCAAAGGATTTCTTCCAATGGTGAATAAGCACCTGTTGCTCTGTGAAGCAATGCTGTGTTTACATCTTGTAATGTTTTATTTATTGCTTGACTTATCATAGTAACTCGCAAAGAAGCACCACCATTTAGACCGCCAGAAATGCTCCACACTCCACTTTCATTCATAAACACTATGCCGAGTTGGGGAACTTGAATAATGGTGTTGGTGGCCGTTGTGCCTACCGTAGAATGAATAGTTGAGATAGTGTAGCCACCATTCACAGCAGAGATAATGTTGAGTGCTGTTTCACGAAAGACGATAAGGTTATTGTAGTAAGCCTTGATGCCTGTAATGCGACCACCTGTGAAGTTAGATAAGTCAAACACATTAGCAGCAGCAAACTGTTCAAACAATGACCTTTCGCTGTAAATAATGGTTGTGTCTTTTGCTAACCAAAGTCTTCCGTCCCATAAGTCTCCATAACGATAGTCAGTAGAGATAGGCACACTATCCAACTCGTCAGGTGCTTGTGAAGTCATAAAACTATCTTGTAGAATGTCTACAAACCAGCGAGAAGAGTTTTCATAGATTTGTTTGTTAAAGTAATAAACCTCACCAAAAGTAGGCATGTTCTTTGTTCTGTAAACTCGACGAGCAACTGTTCCTTCTGGACCAAGAGGAAGTTGTAATGAAGGACCATAGAGTTCGTTGTTGCTAGTCCAAGAAAGAAACTCTGCTTCACTCAAAGGGCTTTCACTTCCTGTGTCGGTAATGTAAGAGACTTTCCAACCATACTGTGAAACTTTATTGTCTGCTGTTCCTAAACCAAGTGTGCCTGACTTATCAAACCAGATTGCTGTTCCTTGTGTTAGTTGTTGTCCGCTTTGATAACCTGTCTCAACCTTGTTTCCATTTGGAAGACCAGCATTTGTAGAGAAGCCAAACTTTCTCCACACTCTATCACCAGAGAACAAGATAGGTTCGTCTGCTCCATTGAGGATAAGTAAATGTTTTCCAAGGTTGATAAACTGTGTTCCAACTTCGCTGTTCTTTCTAATGTGTCTGCCTGTTTGAACTGTAACATGGTCTGTGTTCCAAGCAAGTCCATTCTTGTTTCCAACAATGTAGTAGAGACTTCCGTTTTGTTCTACAAAAGTGTAAATGTCGTTGCTTTCACTTCTCTTCCATTGATAAACAGCATCAACAGGTTTTGTTAGTCTGTCTGTTCCAAATGCGGTAGAGAAAGAAGTAGGAAACTTCCACCAACTCTCAACACCCATGTTAGCAACCCAACCTCCTCGTTCTTCATGTCGGCAGTTTAGAATAACAGAAGCAGAACCAAGAGGAGGTGTGAGTGTTTCTACAACACCACCAGAAGGGATGTATTTTCGTTTGTATTGTGGTTTCATTTATTTACCCCTTCCATTTTAGTTGCGAACTATCGTAACGACCTCTCGCTTGTCCTATGTTAAACTGACCTCTTTGAATGTGTTGGTCTATCTTATCGACATACCGTTTTTGTAGTTCTTTGACATCCTTATCAAACTTTCGTTCATAAGTAGAAGCAAGACCTTGTTGTCCTAGTTTGAGATAAATGTTTTGTAATGCTCTTGTAGCAATAAGTTGGTGAAACTCATAAGGCATTTCTGGTGTGTCTGTGTCTAACAATAAGTCTTGTGGTTTCTTAAAATAGCGAGTAACCATTTGACGGAAATAGATTGTTTCTTGTTCTTCCCCAACACTTATTACTTTCTTTGTGTCGAAGCCAATAGGACGAGGATAAAAACGAACTTGTTGGTGTTGTCCGTCTCGTTCAACATAGCGAGCATTACCATTATCAAATGAGTTAAAGTTTGAGATAATAACAGAACTATCTATGTCTCTTACAACGATAGGTTCTATGTAAGCATCGGTTCCTCTTGTCCCACCATTTGTAACTTGTAACCAGCAAGGCAAACCTATTCGTTCTCCTGTGCTTCTATTAAAGTTCTTGTTCCAGAATAAAACTTTTTTGTAGCCTTCCCATTGTGGAGAGAACTGGTCGGCAGAAACATAACTATCTGCGAAGATAAGTTGGTTGTCCCAAGAATAGAAGTTCAGTTCGATAGACTGTCCGCCTTCTCCTGTTTGTTGATGAATGTAAGGTTCGCTCAAAGGTCCAACCTTTCCGTCTTTGAGGAAAGCATAACATAACTCATAATAGCCAGTAGGAATAGAACCAGCAGCAGCATTTAGTTCTGCTTTTAGCAACTCACCAGCAGGAATAGAAAGAGAAGGAGAAGGAATGTAAGCCTCCGCCCAGTCATTTGTAAAGTCTCCTCGCAGGTCATAGTCTTCTTCTGTTCTAGGAAGCAAGCCAGTAGCCTTTCCACGGATAGGAATAGAAGCATAGGGGAAGTCCCTGTAACCACAGTAAAGTAGCTCTAAACAGTCTTCTGGAAGGTCATAGAACCTCTTTTTGATAACCCAAGTAATGTCGTCGCTACTATTGTTTCCCTCAAATGCTTCGGTCAATAATAGAGAGTTTCCAGTTTCTATTCTGGAAATGGTGTATTCTCTTGATTGGATTTCTATTGGTTGTCCTTCCCAGACATCCACATTTTTTAGTCGGCCTATGTTATGAGAGAATGTAACCTTTCTGTCTCCAAATGTAACATTAGCATTGACCGCAGAGGCACCACTCTCCAAGTCTGTGTAAGGTGTAATGTCGGGGTGTAAGTCAAGGAACCCTCTTTTGGTTGCGAAGTTCCACCTTTTGTAACTCCATAACTCATAGTAAGCATCGTTGATAAGTTCGTCCATTTGGTCGTTGAACTGGGCCAACTCTGGCGAATAGTCGGTAATGTTTTTTATCTTCTGTCGTAGTCCCACAAGGTTCATAGTTATTCTCCTGTTCTGTTATTGTGTTATTGTAAAGCATAAAAAAGGGTGGGAACCTCCTAGAAAGCCCCCACCCTCCTCTATGTGTTAGATAAGGTGTCCTTATTAGAACTGTGGATGAATAACAGCCAATCTCAATGCCGGAGCACCAGAAGAGTTAGCAACAGCCAAAGTAGCGAAGATAGGTGTAGTGTCGCTGTTTAGATAAACAGCAGCAGCACCAGCAGTTCCACAAGTCAAAGAGTTACCAACAGCAGCACCGTTAGGAACGATAACTTCTGCGGAACCAGCAATAACCACTTCTACTTTCGCATAAGTGCCTTCTTCGATAGTGTAGTCAGCAGCAGCAACACCTACTACTGATTTAGCAGTAGCAGTCGCTTTATCAGCAGCAGTAACAAACTGTAACTTATCTGCGGCATCAGACTTGGAGAAGTCAAAAGCAACAACACTTCCTTTTGGAACTGATAAAGGAG